AAGCCATAGAACTGGCTATACTCACAAATCCCGCATACGGTTATAGAATTGCAGAAAAAACTATTGCAAACGAATACGATACCATGAGCCTCGACGGGTATGCTCGTGAGAGGTGCGGATGGTGGCCTCCGAAGATTGCGGCGGTTACTGATTACGCCATTCCAGCCGACGTCTGGGACTCATGCGCATCCACCATGCCAAAGCCTGACGGCAAGACCGCATACGGTGTCAAATTTACCGCAGATGGTTCGGAAGTATCGCTATGTGGCGCGGTAATCGCCCCGGATGGCTATGCTCGCGTTGAACTGATAGACCGCAGGCCTACAGGTATGGGTGTGCAGTGGCTTGCGGAATGGCTTAATGCACGATATGACCGCGCGTGTTGTGTGGTCATAGACGGAAAGAACGGCGTGGATGTCCTGGCGGAAAAACTGGTGGGAACATGGAAGCATAAGGATTCCGTAATACGCCCGTCAGCCAAACAGGTGATAGCAGCGGTCTCTGCTCTGACTGATTCGCTTAACACTCGCTCTGTGACATGGTATCAGCCACAGACAGCCCTCCGAGAGTCCGCTACAACGTCGGTGAAACGCCCGATCAGCGGCGGCTGGGGCTTCGGAGGTGAAAATTCCGCACCAATTGAGGCGTGTGCGTTGGCATATTGGGGCGCTAAGACATCCAAACGTGACCCCAGCAGGAAAATGAGGATTGGTTGACATGGTTTTATTTATGGACGTGGGGCAGGTCATCGGACTGCCACAGACAGAACGGCAAATGCTCAAGAATCTCGTCGAGATTTACATGAGCCATAATGCAAAGAACTGGGAGAAGGAAAGATACTATGAAGGCAACATCCCACTCTCTGAGGTCAATCTCGGAATAGCACTCCCGCAGTCGATGCGCAGGCTTGAGATAGGGTGTGCGTGGGGTTCTAAGGCTGTTGATGTTCTTGCGGCGCGGTCTATGTTTGATGGATTTGTGGACGCGAGAGGATATCAGTCTCAAGAGCTTGCGGGGATCGTGGCAGACAACGACCTGATCACGGAATACGCAAAAGCAACCCGCGACGAGCTGAAATTTGGAAGCACGTACGCGACACTCTCCGCAGATAAGACTATCGGCTGTAAAATCCGATTCCATTCTCCGCTCACTGCCGCTGCTCATTGGAATGGCGAGAAGGGGCGGATTGATTATGGGTTTGCTGTGATCAACAGCGCACCGAGTAACGCCTCAATCGCATGGGAGCCGATGCTTGTCAATCTGTATACGGAAGATGCGGTGTGGGTTCTCGAGAAGCAGAACGGTCTTTGGAGAGCGACGGGTTATCTTCACAGAATGGGCAGACCGCTCATGGAGGCGTTTCGTTGGAATCCCACAAGCAGTAAGCCTTTTGGTCGTTCCCGCATCAAAGAACCCGTGCGCAGGCTTATCCAGGGCTATGTGCGGACAATGGCAAACGCCACGATCGGCTTGGAATTTGCGACAAGCCCGCAGAAATATCTGCTTGGAGTTACAGACGACCAGTATGACGCAGTGGTTAATGATAAATTCCGCCAGTATGTCGGTAGTATCATAGCTTCTACAACCAATCCGGAAACAGGCGAGAAGCCCACATTCGGACAGCTTGCACAGGGCACGATCCAGCCGCACGTGGACATGATGCGACTGCTTGCAACGCAGTTCTCGGCGGCTACGGGCTTATCTGTGACGGATACGGGAGTGGTCAATGATGCAAATCCGACATCGAGCGAAGCAATCATCGCACAGACCCAGACCCTTATCGGAATGGCGGAACAGCTCAACCAGTCAAATGGTGATTCGCTCCGCATCGTTGCTGTCATGGCATTGGCGATCGCGAACAACGTCACAATGGAAGATCTCGGCGAAGACAGGCAGAACATTATCGCGCATTTTAAGAATCCTGCCATGCCGTCGGTGGCGTCCACAACTGACGCAGCGCTCAAGATTGCATCCGCAAGACAGGCGTTCGCTCAGACCGACACATTCTTGGAGATGATAGGTTTTAGCCAGGCAGATATCCGCAGGATCAAGGCGGAAGAACAGCGGTCTCGCGGCCTTGCGGTATTGGAGGAAGTAAATGCAGATACCAAGTAAGGCGTGGGATAGATACATCGCCAATCTGCGGAAACTGAGCGACAAAGCGTCGCGCCTCATGCTTGAACGCATTGCAGGGGTCGACCTTATGGAACTGTCCGCGGATGAGCGTTCGGACATTATCGATTATGCCTATGCCCTTGCGACCAAATATGGAGAAGGCACGGGATCGCTTGCCAGCGAGATGTATGATGCGCTTGCGGAACTGTCGGATGCGTCTGTACCGAGTGCTGTTCCCGCGCCCCCCGCGACCTACGCGGAAGTTGCAAAAGCGGTAAACGGTACGATCAAGACTGGCAATGCTGAAATCGTATCGTCTGCCACTGGGCGATTGGTCAAGATGGTAGGCGTCGACACCATGATGCAGAACGCCCTCAGAGACGGCGCTGAGTGGGCGTGGATACCACGCGGGGACACATGTGCATTTTGCATCACCCTTGCGTCCAGAGGCTGGCAAAGGGCATCTAAGGACGCTGTAAAGAATGGTCATGCCGAACATATACATGCGAATTGTGACTGCACATACGCGGTCAGATTTGGACATGATGTGGAGGTTGAAGGCTATAACCCGTCAGCATATTACAAGATGTATCAGAACGCTGATGGCGGTTCCCCAAAAGCCAAAATCAACGCGATGCGCCGTGAGTTCTATGCGGAGAATGCCGACGCGATAAATGCCCAAAAACGCTCCGCATACGCAAAGATGCGGGCAAGAGAATCATCGTCCGCAGAAGAATTGAATACTGGTAACTGAGCACGCTTTCGGGTGTGCTTTTTATTTTGTCCGGAAGGACGTAAAACATTCAACCGTTGAGAAGCAACCTCGTAAAAAGCGTAACGGAGAAGGAGGCTTATGAAACGCACAGACATTACGGGATTATTCCCAGACGCAACCACGGAGCAGATTAATGCTCTGATGGACATTAACGGAGCGGACGTCAATTCTGCAAAAGCAGGACTCGCAGACCTGCAGACGCAGCTTGCCACTGCAAACGCTACGATCGAGCAACTGCAGGCCAGCACGAAAGACATGGAAGCACTCACGACAAAGGCTTCCGACCTTGAAACAGAATTGAACGCCCTGAAGGCATCAAACGCGATTCGAGACATGCGTGACAAGGTCTCCAAAGCAACAGGCGTTCCCGCATCGCTTTTGACCGGAGAAACGGAAGAGGCTTGCACAGCGCAGGCAAACGGCATTGTGGAGTTTGCGAAGCCCTCTGCTTATCCCGTGATCCGTGACGGCGGCGAGGCAAGCGCCACCCAGAAATCTACACCAAAAGACGCTTTTGTCGATTGGTTCAACCAAATCTCAAATTAAAGAGGTGAAAAACATGGCTATTACAGCAACAGGTACTCCTATTAATCGTTCTAACATTCAGCTCCCCAACGCGGTATCCGCAGAGATCCTGCAGAAAACACAGGAAGCATCTATCGTTATGCGGCTTGCCCGTCAGATCCCGCTGCCCGGCAATGGCGTGCAGATTCCGGTCATTGCTTCTGATCCGGAAGCGGCATGGGTAACTGAGACTGGCACAAAGCCCGTCAGCACTCCCACCCTTGACAAGAAGATCATGCAGGCACACAAGCTCGCCGTGATCGTCCCTTTCTCCAACGAGTTCCGCAGAGACGCGTCCGCGCTGTACAATGCGCTGATTGCAAGGCTTCCCGCTGTTCTGGCTGAGAAGTTTGATCAGACCGTTTTCTTTGGCCCGTCTTCCGGAACACTCGCAAACTTTGACAACCTCTCCGCAGTAACCGGCTACGATCTCGGTACAACCGGCGCAACCACATACGCGGGCCTCGTTGCCGCTGACGGCGCTATTTCCGCACAGGGCGGCGTTATGAACGGCATTGCACTTGCACCGCAGGGCAAGAGCGCACTTCTCGGCGCTGTCGATGGCGAAAACAGACCGCTGTTTAACACTGTCACAGAGAACGGAATCACTCGCGTTCTCGGCGCGCCTGTTCAGATCTCCAAAGCTGCTTACAAGGCCGGCACATCTGGCTCTGGCGCGACCCCCGATATTGTTGGTATCGCCGGTGACTGGAATCACGCTATGTACGGCACGGTTGAGGGCATCCAGATCCGTTATTCTTCCGATGCTACGCTCGCCGTCTCTGGCGGAACTATCAACCTGTTCCAGCAGAACATGTTTGCTGTTCTGGTCGAGATCGAGGTCGGTTTCGTCGCTGAGACTGCTTACTTCGCTAAGCTGACAAAGGCGCATGCATGATCAAGATGATTGACCGCCATTCTGGCATTGTCATGTGGGTGCATGAGTCCAGAGTGGATGAATATAAGGCGCAGGGGCACAAACTTGCCCCTGTCGCCAAACCTGTAAAGGCCCCGAAGAATACAACGAAGAAATGAGGTGATCGCATGGCTTATGCAACAGTCGAGGATGTGCAGAGCCGAATGGTCAAAGAGCTGACTGGTCCGCAACAGGATGTATGTAACGCCCTGCTCGATGATGCAGCGGTGCTCATTGATGCGTGTAAGACAAGCGCTACGGATGACCAGAAAAAAGTCGTGTCCTGCAGTATGGTCATGCGCGCGATGGGGAGCGCTAACGAAGTAGGTATCCCAGTTGGAGCAACACAGGGCAGTGCTTCGGCGCTTGGATACTCCCAGTCGTGGACGATCGGCAATGGATCCACCGGTGAGCTGTACCTCACACGAACAGAAAAGAAGATTCTCGGTGCAAGCAACCGCATCGGTTCTTATTCGCCTGTGGAGGGCTGAACATGCAGGGAATCGACATTATTTTGTATGACAAGCAGAAAACGGGTGAGGATGCGTTTGGACATCCAGTATATGCGGAAACGCCTGTAACTGTTGAGAATGTCCTTGTAGGTGAACCTACAAGCGATGAAGTGACGGACGCGCTGAACCTTTACGGAAAACACGTAGCCTATACGCTTGCCATTCCGAAAGGCGATGAAAACACATGGACCGACAGAACGGTCGAGTTTTTTGGCGAGAAATTCAGAGTTATTGGACATCCGACACAGGGCCTTGACCATCTCATTCCGCTCGCCTGGAACAAAAAAGTAAGGG